GCCCGGATCGGGGCTTGGTATGCCACGGCTGGTCAGCATTTGAGCCGGTTTGAGCGGCGCTGGGGTGGGGCGATGCAGCAGTGGGAGGACAGTCCCGGAAATCCGAAGCCAGAGTTTTGGGATTGGATCACCGATCGCCTGACGAAGGCAGAGAACGAAAAGCGCCCTAGCCCGCTCCCCCCACGGGTCTGCGCCAAGAGGATGCTCTACAACTCGCTCGACAAGGGCGATGGGCTGGCCACCGACCTGTGGGACACCTACCAGGATGAGCTGCGCGCCAAGGAGGAAGCGGCTTCCAGGGCGGCGGCGGTGAGGGAGGCTCCTTTGCCGGTGGCGATCGCCCCGGTGGAACCGCCCCAGGACAAGGAAGCAATCAGACGGGCGATCGCTGAAGCCCGCCAGATGTATGGCTTTGGAGGTGGTCGGTAATGGAATTACCAGAAAGTGAACGCAAGCGGCTGATTCGGCTGATTCACGTCGCGAAAAACCAACTACAGCTCAGTGACGACGAGTATCGGGCCGTGCTTGAAGGGGCGACGGGCAAGAACTCTTGCTCGGACATGACAGCGCTGGAAATCAAGCACGCCTATGACGCGATGTTGAAGCTGGGCTTCAAGCCTGGCCCGGCCAAAAACGCAGCCAAGGCCAAAAGCCCCCAGCTTTCCAAGCTGCGCGCCCAGTGGATTGAGCTGCACGGGTTGGGGCTGGTCAAAGACCGCAGCGATGGGGGTTTGCTGAAGTTCTGCAAGCGGCTGACGGGGGTTGATCGCCTGGAGTGGCTGACTCCGGCTCAGGCCAGCAATGCGATCGAGGGACTCAAAGCGATGCGCCGACGCGCGGGAGGTGAGCAGTGATTGTCCGGTGCTATCGATCCTCTGAAGGGCGGGAGATGGAGCTGATTCGAGGGTTTTACTCAATCACCATCACTGAACGGGGCACTGTCCGCTCCTACCAAGGGCCGCCCATTCCCCTGAACGAAATGCTGGAACAGGCTGCGGCGCTTGACTTTGAAGCCACCTGGGCTTCGCACTTTGAGGGTGTGCCCTATGCCCCAGGCGATCGAACCGAAGCCTGACGACTGGTGGGGCTATCCCAGCATTGAGACCGGCTACGACGTGGAAGCCTTGCAAGACGCTTGGGCGTTTATCACCGTTGCGTTGCAGGTCAAGCGCTATAGCTGGGAAACCCCACGGGTCAAGGCGTTTGTCGCCGAAGTGGAGCGGCGAAGTGGGGGCAAGAGTGTGGTGGGCTGTCGGCTGCCGGCCAAGGCGATTTTCCTGCTGGCGGTCAAGCTAGCCCAACACCTTCAGGAGGAGCCACCGGAGGGCAACAGCCGCAACGCGGGATATGCGCGGGCGATCGCTGCCCGAGTCGAACAAGTGAGCACAGAGGAGGCCAAACGCCTTGGCGCTGCCGAACCGTGATACCACCGAGCAAACCGACCTCAGCCCCCTGCTCCGCCAACTGGCCGACACGGTGGGGGTTGAGGGTGTCCTAAAACTGTCCCGCGCTTTTGGGGGGAAGCGGCTGTACGTTCCCGCCAACCCCGGGCCGGAACACCGCCTGAGCAAACTGCTGGGGCACGATCGGGCGATCGCCCTGGCGCGGGAGTTCGGCAGCCTTCGCACTGAGACCCCCGTGCCCCGTGCCTTCTTGTTTTTCCGACGGCAGGTTTACCGGCGAATGCTGGAGGATCTGGCCCAGGGCGAGACCCAAATGGCAGTGGCTCGGCGCTTTGGGGTGACTCAGCAGTTTGTGAGCCTGTTGCAACAGCGTTGCGGTTGGCTGCGGGGCTACCGGCCGGAGGGGGCGGCCTTGGCTGAAAGCCTTATCGAACAAACCTATTACCCTTATCGCCAACTCGCGCTTCCCCTATTCTGTGAAAGTACGCGAGCAACTGAGAGCGGTATGGACTTTTTGTTCAAGGCTGGGCAGATTTTAAGGGCGGTGGCGGCGTTGGCCAACGAGGTTAAAGCAGCCTTGGCTGATGGCAAGATCGAAGCCAGTGAGATCGCCGAAATCCTAGTTCAGGGTGTGATTCCGCTGTTGCAAGCGGCGGGTGTGGTAATCCCTGCGGACGTGCTGACGGACTTGGACGGCGCTCGCGTGGACGTGCGCGATCGCGTGCGAGCCGCTCTCGAAGACTAACGGTTGGCTGGTTATCGGTTCTGTGTTCCTTGCCCCTTGCCCCTGTTGGGGGTGAGGGGTTTTGAGGTTTTTATGGCCAGGTATTTTTTGGTTGGCTCTACTCCTACTCCCCCGATTACCGGTGCGCTACCAGTGAGCGAACCGGTAATCCTATTTGTTTGTGGTCTGATTGCGGCGGCCTTTGGCTATTTTTTGACTCGTGAGGTCAAAGTGGTAGAAAAGCGGCTGGATCGAATCGAAAACGCTCTTGATTTGACCAAATCGGAAATCAGTGAGCTACCCAAAAACTACGTGACTCGTGACGATTTTCTGCGTGCTCTAGCCGCAATGGACGATCGTCTTGATGCCCTTGAGGGAAAGATCGAAAACAAGCTGGATCAAGTGCTGGATCACCTACGGAGCAAGTAATGGAGCGCTTACCCCCAGAAAAAATGAGGTTGCGGATCCTGCGGATTTTAGAGGCCGGGCGATCGCAGCCTGTGCGGGATGGGCTGATTTTGCAAGTGCTCTACGAGCGCCAGCTTGGGGTGACTCTTCAGTCGATTCGGGCCCACCTGGATTGGCTCCGATCGCAAAACCTGATCACGCTGGAGCGTCGCGGGGGCGATTGGCAAGCTCAGATTGCTGAGCTTGGGATTGCCGTAATTACGTCGGCGATTGAACCCCCAGAAGGGTTGGCGGATCCTAAGGGGGGTAGTAGCTAATGACCAAACGTCCGCGCCCGCGTTACCGAGGCAACATCACCCAGATCCCGCCAACTCTGCGGGAGGAGCTGGATCGAGAGCTAATCGATCGCAACTTCAGCGACTACACGGAGCTGACGGACTGGTTAAACCAGCGCCTTGAACAAAACGGCCTGGAAATTTCCCTGAGCCGATCCAGCGTCCACCGCTACGGCAAGCGGTTTGAAGAGCGCGTCGAGATGCTCGAACTCGCTAGCCGCCAGGCCGAAAAGCTCAAAAGTTTGTTTTCCGACGAAGGTGCAAACCTCAGCGAGATGGCCCTGCAATTGTGCCAGGGGCTGATGTTCAACTTGATGATGGAAAGCGGCGAAAAACTTGAGCCGAAAGAGCTTTCGATGATGACCCGCAGCCTGGCTGAGGCGACGCGCGGGTTTGTCAACGTCAAGAAATATCAGCAAGAGGTCAAAGACCGGGCAGAGGCGGCGGCGCGGGCCGTGGCTGCCCAGGCGCGCAGTGGCGGCCTCAGCGAAGAGACGATCGCCCAGATTGAGCAACAAATCCTGGGGATTGCCAGCCTATGAAACTCAACCCCCGCGCCTATTTCCTGCCCTACCAAATTCGCTGGCTCGCCAACAGATCCCGGTTCAAAATCTGGGAGAAGTCCCGGCGCGTTGGCGCAACCTACGTCCAGAGCTACGAGGACGTGCGCGATGCTGCGATCGCCCGTGGGGGCGTGGACGTTTGGTTCAGCAGCGCCGACGAAAGCGCCGCGCGGGAATACATCCACTACGCCAAGCAGTGGGCGCGGCTGCTCGACATAGGCGCAAGAGATCTCGGTGAGCGAGCGCTGGATGGTGAAGACGATGTGAAAGTTTTTGAGATTGAATTTACCAACGGTAAGCGGATTAATGCTCTAAGAAGCAGCCCCAGAGCCTTGCGGAGTAAGGGCGGCAAGGTGGTGCTGGATGAATATGCACACCACACTCATCCGGAAGAGATGTGGGCCGCGGCCCAGCCAGCGAGCACTTGGGGTTTCCCGATGAGGATCCTCAGCACCTACAACGGCCAGGGCAACCGCTACTACCGACTGGTGAATGACGCTCATCGGGGGCTGGGCGTTTGGAGCTTGGAGAGCACTCCGATTCAGCTTGCCGTTGACGAGGGACTGGCGGACAAGATTGTGGGTCGTCCTCTGTCGTTGGAGGAGCGCGCCCAATGGCTGGCGGAGCTGGAGGCAACGGTCAACGACCCGGATGCTTGGCAACAGGAGTATTGCTGCATCCCGATCGATTCGGCGACGGCCTACCTGACTTGGGAGCAGATTATCGCCTGTGAGTCAGACCAGGCGGGCAATCCAGCCGATTACGCCCACGGTTCGGCCTTTGTGGGCTATGACGTGGCTCGCCGCCGGGATTTGGCGGTGATCTGGGTTTTGGAGCAGGTGGGCGATGTGTTGGTGACTCGCGAGGTGGTGAGCCTGCGCAATGCCAGCTTTGCGGCTCAGGAGGCGGAACTTGATCGGGTGTTGCGCGATTACCGGGTGCTGCGGGTGGCGATCGACCAAACCGGCATGGGCGAACCCCTGGTGGAGCAAGCCAAGCGGCGCTACGGCTCCACCAGGGTGGAGGGTGTGTTGTTCACCGGCCCGGCGAAACAGGAATTAGCCCAGGGTTTGAAGCAACGGTTTGAGGATCGGCGGGTCAGAATCCCCCAGGACAAGGCGATCCGGGAGGCCCACCATGCGGTGCGTCGCATCCTGACTTCGGCGGGAAATCCCCGGTTTGACGCG